AAACAAGTTCCTAAATCAATGCGGGGTATCTTTATGTTTACATTCTCAGCTGATCTAGCAGCGTCTGATCGCAAGTAATACATAGACTTTAGCTTCTTAGCCCCCGCCCAATGTACATCATTTACATACTGTAAGTACTCATCATGCACTTCCTGTGGCTCTGTAGCTTTAGGAGGTACAAAGAATAGATTAACACTTTGGCTCTGACAAATATAGTCCTGCCGTTGGTGTGCATGTTCTATAATCCATATCTGATTTAACTCGGGAGCAGTCTTAAATATTTCTTTTTGCTCATCAGAGAATACATCCATATGCTGTATTGATCCCTCATGGGCAGCAATATCTTTCCAGATATCATCACGTTTCTTCTGACTACCGGGGAACATTTCATAAATTAAATCGTCTAAGTATTTATTCTTAACCTTAAAGCTGCCCGACAGAGTCTTATGTGTGAACACATTAGCTCTGAAAGGTTCAATTGATGGACTAGTACCGCCACATATAATTGAACTGGAGGCGTTAGGAGCTACCGCTAGTAGATGTGCATTGCGCCTGTTGCTGCCGTTTACATCAGGGGCTTCACCCCTATCAGCAGCTAGCTTTTCAGTAGCCTCCGCTGCCTTAGACTTAATATAATTAAATGCCCTGTGGTTGAATGCGGTGGCGTACATGCTTTCAAATGCTATACCCTTACGCTGAAGGTAGGCATGGAATCCCATCGCTCCTAAGCCCACAGAACGCTCCCTATAGGCTGAATAAGCAGCTTTTGTATAACCTTCTTTACCTTCTTTTATGTACCCTTTAAACCGTTTAAAGTTAGCGGTGTAACCACCCAAGTGATTTGTGTCTACAATATCTGAAATAAAATGCTCAAGGATATTGTCAAGCATGGTAATCAGATCTGGTACAAAGTTGTCATCACTGCTCCACTCATCAAAGTGTTCTAGGTTTACACTAGATAAACAACACACAGCAGTACGCTCTTCGTTGGTGGCTAGTGTAATCTCTGAGCAAAGATTACTTTGATTTATATTAAGACCAAGGTCTTGCTGCTGCTTGGGCAGGGCTGCATTACAGGTATCTATATTTACAATGTAAGGCTCTCCGGTCTCTGCTCGGGTGTTGATAATCTGAAACCATAGGTCTCGGGCAGAAACTGTTTTAATAGCAGTATTACTCTTGGGGTCAATCAACCGCCACTCGCTGTCATTTTCAACAGCCTCTAAGAAATCGTTAGTTATATTAACTGCGTTGTGTAGGTTTAAACACTTCCTATTAATGTCCCCGCCAGTTGTCTTACGCATGGCAATGAACTCTTCTATTTCTGGATGGTTAATATCCATGTAAGCAGCATAGCTACCTCGCCTTGTAACCCCTTGGTTAAAGGCCAGCATCTGGCTATCTACGACATGCATGAAGGGGATAGAACCAGTAGACTTACTACCGTTAGTTGTATCCACACCATTACTCCTGATACTGCCCCAATAACCACCGATCCCTCCACCTGCGCTTGCCAACCATATATTCTCATCATAATGAGAAGATAAACCGTGCCGGGAATCAGGAACATAATTAAGAAAGCAGCTGATAGGTAGGCCACGGCTAGTTCCCCCGTTACTAAGGATAGGAGTGCTAAACATGAACCACATATTACTAGCATAGGTATAAAGTCGCTGTGCAAGACTAAAGTCAGTAACCCCTTTATAAGTTGCCCCGTATACAGCAGCCCTTGCAAAAGCTTCTTGAGCATGTGTCTCTCCCTCCCAGAAATATCTATCTTTTAATGTTTCAATTGCAAAAACATCCAGTGCCGATTCTTTATCGTAATCAATTTTAAGCCCTAGATATTCTTGCACTCCTAGTTTGTCGTTACTCATTAACTAATTCCTTTTTTTATAATTGTAGATAACATACGCTTCTCGTACCACTCTGCTTTACGCAGGTCTTCAACTCCGTTCTTGGCTCTAAATCTCCAGCGATACTTCATGCTGTTGCCCCGGCAGTAGCCTATAAATTCCTCTGGATTTAACATTGCTTCAATGGCCTCAATGCATTCTATCCCACCTTGATTGTAATGTGCGGGAGAATTGACCACATCAATCCTTGATTCTTCGCGTATCTTTTTACCAACTTCATACCATTCTTCTGGCGTAGCATTATCAATAGACATTATTCACTCTCCTTATCTTTATCAAAATACTCGTTTATAAACCCTTCACTCTTACGATATTCCATATCTACCCAATCATCGGGAAGAGTATACTCACTGTACCATGTGAATCCGTTAGCTTCAGCCCACTCTGCATGGCTGCGCTTTGTGCCGTCTTTTCTACGTTTAGCTTGGGGCATTGGTGCAGAAGGATCGGCAAATAAAAATACTAATTCGTAGTCTCGGGGCAGGGACTTGTTGATCCAGATGTATTTACTGTACTCAGCGAAATCCCAGAACCTTCCCTTAGCTTCAATTAAATAAATAGTACGTCCTATTTTTCTAATAAAGTCGGGGTGATACTTATGCTTTATGGTGTAGTCAATAATCTTACTGTGATGTTTCCACTTTTTCAGGAGACCGTTATGTAAGTTAGCTTCCCATATGGAATCATAACTAGCAGGAACATTCTTCTGTACTGGACGCTGCCTCCGCTGCTTACGAAATCCGTTTCTAATTTTGGCTTTCAATGTGTTATAGCCTCTTCCCTGTTTATCAATTCGTCTTCAATCAAATTATAGAGGTAGATTAATGTTTCATTACTAATGTAAACATTTTTTTTATTCTTCTCAATTTCTAATCCGATAACTAAAAGTACTTCAATTAGTTCTTCATCCATTAAACTCATTTTTCTTTATCTGCTTTATTGCCCACTTAAAAGAGTAGGGTGCGAGTGTCATTTTTCCTTGAAGAAAGAAATGAGTTTGCTTTGATAGCTTACTTAAAATGTTATTAGTTGTTATCTTGTCATGGTCTTCTTTATCAATCTGAGTATGAAGCCAACCAACTAACATTTCTTTAGCCTGTCTCCTAATCCGTTTAGCTTTCTTACCGTTCACAATACTTCCTCTACGTTTGGAGGGACAACAACTTTTGTTAAATGAACCAGACCCTTGGCATATTTAAATGTGCGTAACCCTTGTCCATCGTTTGCATCAGCGTAGCAGTCGTGTTTATAACTACAGTAAGAACAATTCTTAGAAATTTTTTCGTTACCTTTTGCGCCATCGGCTTCAGTTGGATAACACTTTTCAGGCGGTGAGTCTGATGCGACCACATCTTTAACTACTGCGATGCGATCTTTAATGTTAGGTTTATCTAAATCTTCTGGTATAAATAAACAAAGTTCTCCACTTTCTTTGTTGATAACTAGGAACCCGCCAGAGTTTGTTCCTTCAGCAGCTTCGTACCCAGCAAGCTGACTAAGATATCCAAAGGGATCGTTCTCTGCCAAAGTTCCGTACTTAAACTTACTGAATGAAAAACTAGATGCAGTCTTAACATCAACTACTTCACCATCTATTTTGCAGTCCATATGTCCTGCAATACTGTCAATAGTTATTTCTTTTTGCTGACCTGTTACTTCATGTCCTGAAATCTTAACTAGGAGTAAGGCTAGTTCTTCTAGTAGATGACCATACAAGAACTTGATCATAAGACTTGGAGACATATCACTGTCCTTACCTTCAGCACGGGAGTCGTACCATAGCTTTCTCAAAGGCTTGCCAATGTTAGACATTCTAAGATTAAAATTAGAATCTCTTTTTGTAGGTCTTGCCCAGCTGATAAAGGCTTGCTTCATTGCTTCGCCAAATTCATCAATCAATTCATCAGATACATCAAGAGGTTCACCATTTGTTAATGGTTCTAGTGCGGTATATATATCTTGTACCAGCGTATCAATCGTTTTCTTCATTATCTATCACCTCATTTATTATATTTAATGCATCCGAAACATCCAGTTTAAACCATTCATACTTAGAACGAAACTTATTTTTCAGCGCAGTATGTAAAAGCCTTTCTATTTTGGGAGCATCTTCAACTGCTATAGCGTATTCAATTTTATAATCTCTATAGGGAGATGCAGTTTGAAAAGCATTTAGCCTATCAGCTACTGACATAGCCCTACCAACTTTAAGCCAGCCGTTCCAAGCGGGATTAGATATAAGATATACATTACCTTCTTTTATATCTTTTGTTTTGTAATACTCTTTGAATACTACGTCATTGTAGTTTTTAAATCTGCCGGGGCTGTGAGTAGCATGACTGACAGGTACATACTTACCCCCTACATACATACGTTTCTTATTCTTTTTTAAATGCGCTTCTAGGGTACGCCTAGCTCCATCTGAATTACCAGTGTAGTACCAGATACCATCTTTGTATTGTAGATTAATATAATCACGATACATTTCAGGTAGGTTGTTTTTGACTGTATCACCACACTCAGCACAAACAAGTTCTTCCCAGTGAAGATGCTGTATTTTTAAATCTTCATTACAGTTTTCGCATTCAACTAAATAAGGCATAACTATTCTTTCTCTTTGAGTACATACTTTTTTATAAATTCTGAAGGTTTGGCTTTAGAATATCTGTACCATATACCTTTCCCCTTTACTCGCCATTTGCCAGCACGGGGAGCCACAATAAATTTATCGTTAATAACAATTAAACCAGAATCTAATTTATATGACATATCAAACCCCTTACCAGCCGAACTAAATTTAAGTAGCTGACCTATAATGTATCTACGCTTACTATAAGTTTTAGTATAATAATCTTTATGCCAATTTTCCTCATCGCATGCATCCTCATCTTTGCATGCATACTCATATAAAGAAGACAACACTACATAGTTCTTTTCTTTTAAAATCTTGTCTAGGTTATCTTGGTTAACAAAAGAACCAAAAAAATCTTTAGTGAGTTCCACTCCAATCATCCCCTACATTGTATTCCCCATCAAGCTGACAGTTCAGTTCTAATGCAACACCTGCTTCTACTATAGCATCAATACCAAGTTCACCTACCAGTTCAGCATCCTGAGCTAGAGCCTCAACCTGCCACTCATCGTGGATGTTGGCTACGATCTTGGCATTAAGATTGTTTGACTTTAGCTTGTCATCAAAGATGACCAGTGCTTTCTTCATCACGATTGCACCTGCACCTTGAAGCAGTGAGTTTAGGGCAGCGTGTGACGATCTAATAAATATCTTACGTCCGTCTATTCCACGGAGGTAGCCTTTTGCTGACGCTCTTTCAACTCGTTTTGCAAGAGCAGCAAATGCTGGGAGATTATTAAGGAAAGAGTCTCTAAGTCTCTTACCGTGGTTTTTGTTTCCTCCAACCACTTGTCCAAGCTTTTCATTTCCTGCTCCGTATATAAGTGCATAGATGAAAGTCTTTGCCTGATCTCTTGATTCAAGTCCTGCAAGCTTTTGATTAGCTGTGTGGATGTCACCATTGAGTATTTCATTTGTAAACGCCTCATCGTTCATGTAGTGGGCTAACATACGTAGTTCTAGACCGCTAGCGTCAATACCTACCAGTTTATAACCAGTAGGTACACGCCAGCATTTTCTGCAATCTGCCCCATAAGGAGCGCGAGTACTTGGTACTTGAGCCATGTTAGGATCACGATGAGTCATACGTCCTGTAATAGTCCCGTTTGAATTCACGTAACCATGTACCCTACCATCCTCACATGAAAACTTAAACCAAGATTTAATCTGAGCCAGACGTTTCTGGAGCAGCAGGTACTCGGCAATCAATTTAGCTTGAGGGATACCTTCAATCTCCATGAGTGTACCCTCATCAATTATCGGCTGACCTGTTGGTGTAAACTTAGTAGGCTTCCAGCCAAAGTCTTGTAGGTATTCCCCGACCTGTTTACGGGAACCAAGATTAAATTCCGTTTCAATGTGACGGTCAACAAACCCATCAACACATGCAATCTTGTATTCACTGTCGGTCATGCGGATACGCTTATCTGAATCTGTAGCTGCCATCTTAGATGGTATGCCCGTTTTAGTATCTCTAGCGTAGAGCCTGATCTTTTCTACCTTCGGTTTGAATTCTTTATGTACCTGATCTACAACTTCATTTAATCTTAACTTGAGCTGGGAGACCAGTGAGAAAGCGTGGGTAGTATCAAACATAAATCCATTGATACGCTGCTCGTCCATCAGCTTGTAGCAGTCATGCTCTAGCTTGATGCTCTGCCCCGAAAAACCTTTGGCTTCTTTGCGCAGTTCAAGATAGACCCTAGCATTAAGCTGTACGTCACGCTCACAGTACTCAAGCATCTCACTTGAGAACTTATTGAAGTCATGAAAATCTATCTTGTTATAACCAAGCTTGTAGCCCCAAGCCTCCAGACCATGCCCACCTTCTCTGATAGGATTAAACAATCTTGAAAGAACCAGAGTATCAACAATCTTTTTATCATACAGACCAACTCCCGTTAATCTTCGGACAGTAGGAATGTCAAATGAAAGTATGTTATGACCTATCAGCTTGTCTGCCTGAGTCAGTAGCTCCAGCCCCTCATCTATTTCTTTGGGGCCAAAACTATGTAATACCTCGGCATCAATATCGTAAGCGACAATGCACCAGATAGTATTACAGTTTGTAAGACCATTGGTTTCAATATCAAATACTAAGTTCATAGTATATCCCCTAACTCCTCATCTAGCTCATCCAGAAATACTTCACTGAGCCTACCTGTCTCATCATTGTACAGTAAATCAGAAGCTCTACCAACATCCCCAGTGTACCTAGATTTCAATACTCTTAGTGATGTAGTGTTGGCCTCGTCTTTATCATCTGACTGCTGGTTACGTTCCAAAGCAATGACGCAATCACTAAGCTGGGCAATAGACTGACTACCTCTAAGATGGTTCAGACTAACAGTCAGGCCGTTCTCATGACCTCTGTTACCTTCAGCCCTCTTTAAGTGGGAGACCAGTATCATACCTGCTCCTGTCTCCTCTACTATAGAGCGTAGTCTATGCATGATGCTGTCAATAGTACGCCTCTCATCACCCTCAGTACTGGCTGATACAAGCATATGTAGATGGTCTACTACTACCCACTTACAGTCGCAGCCTACAATCATGAACCTTATCTTACTGTAAATCTCTTCAACATCATTCACACCTAGATGCGAGAATATCCAGACACGACCAGTATTTTCGTTACCCATAATCTTAGTATGAATATCTCGTAGTGTGTCGGGATCATATGATTTTCTGATGTGATCTATGTAGAGTTTATCATTAGCTTCAATAGAACATAGTCCGTCTATAGTTCTATTCTGATTTTCCTCCAACGCGATGATGCCAATATTATCTTTAGTTTGAGTAAGCATCCAATGCTCTAGCTCTCTTGTGACACTAGACTTGCCTAGACCAGTACCACCAGTAAGAGTAACTAACTCACCCCGCCTTAAACCATAAAGCTTTTTGTTAAGACCTTCCCAAGGGAAAGGTACAGAAGGTTTCTCTTCCCGATTTAACCAGCTGTCAAGACACTCACTAGCATTAACAACACCGCTTGGAGTATATAACTTTGAACCCCACCAAGCTTCCATATATGCCTGACGTTTACCTTGCCTAAGCATATCATTGGCATCTTTAAACTCTTCAGGCATTGAAAGAATCTTTGCCTTACCCGGACTGAGTAACCTAGCTACCTTACGTGCAGCTTCTCGTCCCGGCTGATCGTTATCAAAGTTGATAACTACTTCTTGATATCTTTCTAAAAACTCTAATGACTGTTTGACATCACGCTCTGCACCTGCTGCACCATTCTTCAGAGAAACTACAGGCCATTTTGAACCTTGCATTTCATAAGATGCCATCGCATCACACTCACCTTCAGTAATAGTAATCCGCTTTGCAGCACCCTCAGAAAATAAATTCTGACCGAATAAGCCAGTGCCTATAGATGTACCCTTCCAAGAAAACATCTTGTTAGGCTCACGCAGTTTGTAACCAGCTACCTCGTTGGCAACATAGTAGGGATAAGAATGTGAAATGATTTTACCCTGAGTATTCTTGGAAGATTTAACCCCAAAAAACTTAGCGGTTTCTAGAGAGATGCCCCGATCAGTCAGGGCGTTGAATTCGCTGGTACTATTAAATACTGTACCAAGCGATACTTGTTTTGTGCTAGCCATAGATTCCTCACCTTTAGTAGCTTCGTTATAATTTTTTATGTATGCACTGCAACTAAAACAATAGGCTGATCCATCCTCATTTATTGCTGCCGGATCTGAACCTTTACAGTTAGGGCAGTAGACATGTGTTTTTATAAATGCCATATAAGTTTCCTCGTGAAAAAAAGGGGGGGCTATGAAAGCCCCCCCAAAGGTCAACTACCTGCAAGGAGTAACAGGTAGAAGGTGAGGGGAACTTATTCGTCCTGAATTAGAACCTCATTAGACAAATTAGATTGAATCTTGCGATTCAATTCAGCAGCGCAACATTTAAGTACATAAGACTTTTTGCCCAACAGGGCAACCTCATTCTGGACTTCAGAAAGAGTGAGGAAGTCTTCCTTGACTTCCTCCCCCAAGAGGGAAACATCATACTGCTTGCCGTTAAATGCGTAGATCATAGCTCCGCCTCAAAAGGATCGGCTGCTTCTTCTACATCAAACTCATCGCCCGGCTGATTGGAGTAAGTAACTAGATCAATGACCTGCATAGCCATGAAGTCTAGACCTTTATGGTTAGTCCCTTTGTAGTTGGACTCCCACTCTTTGTACTGGACTTTGACCTTTGATCCGTTACCGATGAGACAATTGATCTCACGCTTGGTAGCATCAAACAGTTTAGGAGCAGAGCGCACCATACCATTTGGGCCTTCAACCTTACGCTTAATAACAAGTGCTGGGCCTTCGTCCATCTCTTTGATGCTGAAGCCCCGAGACCTAAACTCATCAGCGGTTGTTTCATCTACGACTAAGTTTACAGAATAAACTGGTTCGTAAGTTGTGTTGGGCTGAGTTACGCTTGCCCAATAAGCGGTTCCTGCTACTACTGGCATATTACACCTCATGTGTATTGTTGATTGAAATTGAACTGTAATCTTATTGTTGTGGCATGTCAACAAAAAATTACAGCTTTACTATTATTCTATCCGCAGTCTCTTGGCTGCCCCACCAGCTGACAACAGCTAGTAAAACAAACTCAAGTGTGGATGGAATAAATCCGGTGTTGCTTTTAAAGTCTTTTAGTTCTATAATCTCTATAAAGACCATTAAAACACTTAGTATACTTATTATATAAAGACTTATAGAAAGTACTACAAGTAGCTTGTTGTAGTTGTTAATAGAAGTCTTATAGTTATCTTTAATATTTTTAAAGTTATTTAAAATATTATTTTTTATTTCATTCATATTAGATCCTCATGAAACTATTTATATCTATATAAATTACAGGCTCTACATCTTGCCAATCGTTTCTATCAAACCTCCCGCCCTGACCAATGTCGGGATCTTTAATTGTATCTAATCTTAAATACCCGCTCTGGTCTGTCCATCGGACACATAGATTAGTTGGTTTACCTAGAGTCCTTGATAAGTTTACAGCTGCTATATACTTACTCAGGCTTATCATATAAGTAGGGTACTTACTTTTGCTACAAGTCCTATTCTTTAACTCAGCAAAACCAATCAGCTGCTTGTCCCGATAACAACAGTAATCTATTTTATATTGCACAGGCATCTTGATTAACTCACAGTTCCAAGCAGTTTGAATTACCTCGCCAAAGCTTTGCTCGTCTTTTAAACTTTGTTTGTTTTCGTATGTTGGTCTCATAGATAATTCATTTCCCAATATTTTCTTCTTTGTTCTAAAAGGATTCTACCTTCATCAGATATAAGCTGATCAGGATCAACCTCTATACCCACTCTTGGTAGATCAAGTCTATCACCGTCCCAGCAAGCAGCAACCGTAGGATTCTTAGCTTCTTTAAACCAAGATGTGCCAGAAGTATGATTCTTCACAGCTATACATAATGTTTCAAAGTCAGCATCGTTAAGATCAATTAAATTTCTATGCAGCTTTGCAAACTCAGCACCTCTAGCACCGTGTTCAGGATCATAATTTTCATTCTCTCGTTTACAGTCATGCAACACTGAAAAGTATTGAACAATACTACGGTTTGCTCCATTTAATCTAGCAATTTCAAGTCCATTTCTTTTTACTCTATTCCAATGTGTGATACCATGAAACTCAGAATAATACATGGGTGATTCTTCTTGAAGAATATTTAAAAGTTTATTCATATATTTTCCTCTTAAATTATAACAATGCTAATGCCATCCTTGGCAATGACAACAAAAAGTTAAGCAGCTAAAGCAGTCACTATATTTTGTACAGCTTCCTCACGTTTACGTTGTAAGTTACTGGTATCAGTACTCTTTCTTGCAGCAGGAGCATGGGTAGACCAATCAGTAAATGCATTATACAAAGCCCATTTACTTGAGCTGCGCAGTCTGTAGCGGTACTTTATCCAAGCCTCAACAAGATACAAGTAATTTTTATTAAACTTACCAGTTTCACAACAGTGCGCTTCAAACTCTTCAAGATTCATCTTAATGTTAAGAGCTTTTAGTATCCAATTTCTAGCTTCGTAATCTGTACATCCTGTATTGGCAAGCTT